CAGCTCACGCCGGTCAGGGTGGTTTCTTCTTTCACGTCCCGGTCGGCATCGCCGTCATAGTGCAGGTGGGTCAGGGTCACGGTCTGGTCACAGCCGAACAAGGGCCGCACCTCCCATCCCGGCCCGCATAGCGCAGCGGATGGCTGCGCGGCAGGTAGATATCCGCGGCCGCCTGCATGTCTGCCGTGTACTGTGCAGTCAGGGCGGCAGTATTCAGCGTTTCGCTGTAGCCGTCTGTGTTAAAGGCTGCCAGCCCGGGGCGGCTGCGCTCATCGGCCTTGGCGGCCTGGTAGCGGGCGGCAACATCCGCCAGCGCGCAAGCCGCCAGCTTTACGGTATCATCCACCGGCGCGCCGCACTTCAGGCGGCCAAATGTGATGCTGTCCAGATAAGCGCAGGCTTCCCGCACGGCGGGCATCCACTGCCCCTGGG